CAGCGTCGCACCGACACCATCGCCACCGCCGTCGGCCGGCAGCTCGCGCGCGAGCGCCTGGCGGCGATGCTGGTCGATTTCTATCTCCGCCTGCGCCACCGCGAGCCGACGCTGGGACTCCTCGAGCGCCGTGGGCTGCCAAAGCGGCTTGAAATGCACGCCGAAGTTCGGCACGTCGCCGCCAGTAGGGCCCTCCTTCGCGAGCATGAGAATGGTAGCGAGGCGCTTGACGCGTGGCTTCGCGACGTGGTGCTGTAGCGTCCGGATCTGGTCGTACCACTGCCGGATGTCCGACTCGCCGGTGGCGTTCAGTCCCGCCGGCGCCATGCCCATCAGCACGGTGACCGGCATGCGAGCGGCAGCAGCGAGCCGCTGCATCGAGCGGTCGAGCATCTCAGCGACGCCCGCGAACGGCGTCGGGGTGCGCGTGAAGTCCTCGTTCTCGGCGTCGACGAGGAGCATCCTGGCGGTCGATCGAGTCTGGTCGACCACCGCCATGCGATCCATGAGGGCCTCCTTGTTTTGCCCGGCGATCATGTCCAGCAGGTTCTTGACCTTGTAGACCCCCTGCGCGGCGTCGCTGAGCAGGTGCGTCGCCGCCGCCCAGGACAGCCCGAACTGCTGCAGCACCTGGTTCGGGCGCTGCAGGACGCTGTCCTCCCACCCGAAGTTGACGCGCCGCTTGCGGATGCTCGTGCGGGCCCCGGGGAAGGTGATCAGGCGCGACTCGTGGATGATCACGTTCACCGGCGGCGTCACGCCAGCCACGGTGGGGGTGAAGATGCGGTAGGTCTCCGGCATGCCGAACTTAGGCTTATCCGGGTCCGAGTACCAGGTGTTCGGCCAGAGGCTGAAGCGGTCGATCACCTGCAGGAACGTCACCGCGCGGACGGTCTTCTCGCTGAGTGCCTCCTGCGGCTCGCGCCCGTCCTGCGCGCCCACGAACGCCGCCCCGCCGCCGTAGAGCCGCGCCCAGATGGCCGTCTCCTCCAGCACCTCGGTCGCCGCGAGCTCGTGCAGCTGCTGCTCGATGCCTTCAGAGGCTTCGGCGTCGTCCTCGACCTGCACCTCGAACCCCTCGCGGAACATCTGCTCGGGCACCGCGTCAACTATTCTGGCTGCGAGATCTTCGTTATGATAAAGAGCCTCAAGCGTGGGGAAGTCCAGCTGGTTGTCCTGCTGGAACATCGTGAACGTGGTCTTGTCCCGTGCCGTCCCATGCCCGGTGAGCATGTTTTGCCACGAGTCCGCGCGCAGCCCGCGCGACTGGTCGTGCACGATGACCTTTTCGAGCCACCCACGGAACTGGTCTTGTAGCTGCTCGCCATAGGCTGGCTTGGTGAACTTCGACGCCTCCCGGTAGCTGTCCTCGCGTTCGCGCAGCGCGGCGACGGTCGGCCCGCCAGCGGCCTGTACGCCCCCGCGAAGTGCTTGGAGTTGCGCCAAGAAGGCGGCTGAATCAATAGATTGAGTCACCGGGCTATTCTACCATGAGCGGGTAGAGGTCGAACCGCGCCGGCAGACCGTAGGCTAGCGCCACCGCGAGCTCGCGCCAGGTCCAACGCTGCAGCACCTCCTCCTGGTCCCGCGAGCTGTCGGCGATCCACACGTTCCTGCTGGTCGCCCGCACGGCGCAGACCCAGTGCGCCCCGTGCTCCACGCACACGAGCACCGGCGCGCGGTCGGTCAGGAATCGCCGCAGCGTCGTATAGAGGTCCGCCGGAGAATCGCTGACCCAGTGCTCGAGCCGAAAGCCAAGCTCGGCCGCCGTCCGCTGGAGCTGGTGCTCGCACCGCCCGTCCTTGGGGGCGCCCTCACATTCGCAATTCGCGAATTCAGAAAGAGCTAACAGTTCGCGCGGTTGCGCCAGCTCGCCATAGCAGCGCAACGCGTGGTAGAGCGCCATAGGTCCGCAGGCATAGCTGTTCGGCTGGTACCGGGCGGCGCTGGGGTCGAGCACCCTCGCAGGATAGCACCATCAACCCCGCTGCCCTGTGAGTACGCCCATCATGCCGGGGTCCTTCTTCAGCGCCCGCATGGCCTCCACCAGCTTCGGCACGCTGGCATAGAGCTTGATCAGCGCCTGGGACATCGCGTCCACCTGGTCGTCGTGCTGCGCCTTAGGGAAGCGACACAACTCCTCCACGAACGCCGGGACCCAGTCGGCGAACGAGGGGTGGGGGACGAACACGGACCCTGACCGCCAGAGCCCGGCGATCGAGTTCGCCCGCGACTCCTTCCCGCCCTCGGGGCCGACGGCCTGGATGCCCGGCACCTGCTTCTGCAGCACGTCGATGACCGCCGGCCCGTTGGCCTTGTCCTCGATCCACTTCGTGACCGCCCTCTTATGCGTCGCCGAGAACTGCACGATCTTGTCCACCGTCTCGCCGAACGACCACCGCCCGCGGACCTGGTCGAGTAGGAAGAACCGCCCGTCGGCCTGCCCCCAGCACTGCCCGACCACCCAGTCCGAGACGTCCGTGGCCTTGAACGCCAGATCCCAGGACTGGTAGTTCGTGTACATCTTCGGCAGCTCTACCGTGCCCGGCAACTTGCCGTCGGGCGACCAGTACTTCACCCAGTCCCGCTGGAACGTCCCGCCGACGGCGTCCACAGGGTTCTGCTGCAATTGTGCACTCGCGAAGGGGCCGAGGTCGAGTTCCGCCTTCTTGACCTCCTCCTCGGGGAACCGCAGCGGCCAGAGGAGCTCGCCCTCGGCCCGCTCGTCCACGAGCTTGCCAAGCACGACGCACGCGCGCTTGGGCTCGTGCCGCGCGGGCAACATCAGGTACTCCCACCCGCCCTGCTCGAGCAACCGGCCCACTAAGTCGGCGTCGTGTAGGCGCTGCATCATGATCAAGTCGACTACCCGCGTCGGCACCGCAGAACGTGATGCCCAGGTGCCGCGGTAGAAGTCCCAGCAGGCCTCGAGCCGCTTGCGCGTCATGGCTGCGCCGCCCTGCGTGTCCTTCGGCTTGATGGGGTCATCGATCACCCGCTGGTGGGCGTGCCTGCCCGTGGCGCGGCCCTGGATGCTCGTTGACAGCCGCGAACCCCCCTTCACGTTCGTGAAGTTCCGTACCTGGCGCGTGTCGTGAGGGCTGAGCAGCGTCCCCCACCGCTCGCGGTACCAGTCGGATGACACGATGTCCCGGTGGCGCTTGGCATCGCGCTCGCTGAGCGAGGGGTCGTACGACGCGCACATGAAGCGCTCGCTCGCGTCCAGCGTCCACACCCATGCAGGGTAGAAGACGCTGATCGTGAGCGACTTCATGTGCCCGGGGGGCACGCTGATCAGGCCCTTCCGGATCTCCCGCCGCTGGCAGGCCTCCAGGAACTCACACATCGCCCCGACGTGCCAGTTGTCCAGGAACTCGCCAGATTCTACCAGCGGCCAGGCTAGCTGGATGAAGGCGTGCAGGCCCCCGCGTCGGACGAGCTCGCGGTCGTACGCCGCCCGGTCAGGCTCCTGCGTCGGCATGTGCACAGGCATCGGCATAGGTGAACCGCAGCCCGTGCGTCGACCAGGCGCCAGGCTCGCGCTTCAGGATGGCGTGGATGTTGGCGATCTTCGCCCCGGTCCGCTGAGCGCAGTCTCGGATCGACCGGTAGAGCACCCCGTGCTGGTCCGTGAAGGGCTTCGCGGGCCCATGTCGCCCGGCCCAATTCTCGGTGCCCGTGCGGCGGAAGAACAGCCAACCGCGGTCCCGCTCGAGGAACTCAGTGCCCTTGCCCGAAGCTTCAGCGAACTCACCGAGGATGCCGATGTGTAGATCTGTGAAGCTCACTCGCACACCTCGCTCGCGTCCCAGTCGCGCCGAGTAGCAGGCCACGAACCGAGCCGCAGCGTCGGGCGATCCTGCAGCCGCGCCAGCGCGCCGCTACACACTAACCCGTCCTGCACCCGCTGTGAGTCCGAGCTCGCGCGGTAGCCCGTCCAGCGGGCGGCGTGCGCGAGCCACTGCGCCTCCGCCAGGTTGGCCTCCTCGCGCCGGTGCTGTCGCCATGAGGCCTGCTCTTCGCCCGACTGCTGGTACTGTTCTGCGTTCATCTAATAGCTCCTTCGATGTACACCCATTCAAACGGACCCACGGGTTCCAGGGTCACGCTGAGCGTGCGGGCTGAGATGTCGCCTGCCACGTGCACCTCTATCTCACACTCCGCGCAATCCGGAATAGCTGGGTCAATAGCCTGACCCAAAGCCCTGAACTGCCCCGCACTCATCTTGGTCATGATCGTACCCTTACCAGGTTGCCAACACTGCCGTCAAGCGTGCTGCAGGAACGGGTCGGTCGGCACGAACCTCACCGCGTGCATGCACGCCCACGTGACCCGGTCGATCACCACGATGATCTCGTCCGCCGTGAGGTGCCCGACGTGCTGGTCGGTGAACCAATCGATCGCGAACCCTTGCAGCATGCCCTCCGCTGGCAGCTGGACAGTACCGCGGCAATGCCCGCAGACCATGAGATACTTGCCCGTCATCGATCTCTCACAGCGGCACAGACCTCGTTGCAGTGCCAGACGCACCGGTAGGCCGAGACGTCCGAGTCCGGGTCGTCGCAGCCGCTAAAACAGACCTGGCATGGGTCC